CGTAAATGCAAACGATAACAATGCATATGAAATGGCTCTAGCAGCCTAATCGGAGTTCGGGGAGCACTTGGCAACAGAAGCTCCCCATCACACAGTGCAATAACGCACAACACACAAAGGAGAAATAAAATGGCAAACCCATACGAAATGCGTTTCAATTATTTTCACGCAGCAAGAGATTATCTTGTAAACGAATATAGTTCTCAAATGGATCGAATTATGCTATCGCATAACGATGATGAGATTAAGATCAGAGCTCAAAAGATCAGTCAACTTAAATATCCTTCAACGGCAGATATTTTCGCCCTTGCAGAAGAAATTAAGAATTTTTCTGATAAGAAGTAATTCAAATCGGTCACTTAGCTCAGCTGGATAGAGCAACGGATTTCTACTCCGTGGGTCGAGGGTTCGAATCCTTCAGTGATCGCCATTATGGGGGTGGGTGTAAGACACGAGAGAGACTTATAAACTCTTTAGCAGTAGATGACTGTTCTAGACCAGGAGCGTTACCTGGCACCCCTACCATTTCCAGGAGTTATTATGAAGAAAGAAAAAGATTTACCTCTTGGTATGCTTTTGATAGTCATATCTCAATTTTTCTTAGCGGGTATAGATTATACTCTTAACACCAATATTAAACTTTGGTATTCTTTGCCTTTGGTGGTTTTTAGTTCTATCGTGTATTGGAGGCTATTTACGGTGGGTTGGGCTGTAGCTTTTGAAGGGATTGAAATTGACGATACTGAGAAATAATAATTTTGTAGAAGAAATAGAAAAGCTCTGTAGAACTAAAAATATAGAATACATCGATGCAGTCTTATTTTGGTGTGATAAAAATAATTTAGAAGTAGAAACAGCAGCTTATTGGATCAAAAAAGATCCAGCAATGAAAGCTAAAATTCAAGCAGAAGCTGAAATTCTTAACGTGTTGAAGCGAGGGGCAAGACTTCCTATCTGATAAATATCAGAAATATGGAGGTTGCGCTGTGTATCTAAAAACTTCAGGTAAACCAACAAAAGCGAAACTGAATTTCTGTAAAGATGCCACTAAATTTTTCGGTAGAAAACTTCTTGGTGAAATTCTTTATCATAAAGTTACAGTCAAAATAATCTTTGAAAGATTTGACAAAAAATTAAAAGAATATGCTTTTTGTGAGTCTGAAAATATTGCGATATACAGATGTAAAGAGTTCGTGATAACAATAGATAAAGACCTTAACACGAAACAGATGCTTCTCGCTCTCGCGCACGAGATGGTTCATGTTAAACAATATGCTAAGGGTGAATTGAAAGACTACGTGAAAGTCAATAAGTCGAAATGGAAAGGTGAGATAATAGATCCTGATAGGGTTGATTATTGGGATCAACCTTGGGAGATAGAAGCACATGGTAGAGAAGTAGGTTTGTACGTTAAGTTTTTAGAAAGTTTAAAGAAGAAAAAATGACAAGTATTTTAACGACAGAAAACGAAAACAACCGTATACAAATCAATGCTAATTTGACGTTCCATGCGGCAAGTAATACGTACAAATTTTCTAACGGTTCGACCTATGCTGATATCAATGGTACTCCTCTAAGACCGCCTGTTGATGAATTAGAAGATACATTTATTTACGAAGAAAACCCTTTAGTTACTTTCTATTCAGGTCATTACGATTCCGGTAATTCTTCTACTACAGAAAGTATTTTGGTAGAAAGAAGTAATATTTTAACACAAAACACCTTAACTGTCTGTTATTCTAACACTCAAGTTAACGCTCTTGGTACTTACGTCACAACCAGTAACCTACAACTGACCCCTAATACTCTTGTGATTAATTCTTCTGCTAACAGCAGTTTGATGATAAAATTAAATTCTATCGGTGCAAATTCTAACACCTCTAATAGCACTTTGAAGTTTGAATTAGGATTTGTCGTTAATACCTCTCAAATTCAAATATCTAATATATTTTCTAATTCTACTCAAAACGTAACGAGCATTTTCTTAGCTAATAATATTTACCTCGGTTTGTCTAATACATTTGCTAATTCTACTGCTAATGTGACACTGGTTCATTATTTAAATTCCTCTAATTTGGTGATATCAAACACCTTTGTTAATTCGGTATCAAATTCAGTTCAAAGTTTGGTAGTTAATAAAGGATACGTTACTGTATCAAACACATCTAAAAATAGTTCTGTTAATTCTGTTTCTACATTTTTAGCTAACACCGGATATCTTGTTGTATCCAATGCTTATGTGAATTCGACACACACAGTCAATACTCAATATTCGGCAAATGATAGTTATTTTGGTCTATTATTGAGTGATGCCAACAGTACATATACTACCAATACTACACTGGTTGTTAATGTTAATTCAATAAATCTAAAATCTATAGAACCTCAGTATTTGAGTACAGGAGCTGATGCCAACACTAGAACGAGAAATTTATCGATAAACGTTTCTGGCATTTCTGGTAATATCAGTATAGCAAATTCGACAGTTACAGTTAATACGAATTTATATTTTCCTTTTTCTACTGCTCCTGTTAATTACACAGATGATTTTACTGTTGCTAGTACGGACAATTGGATAATAATTAATAAAAGCACAAATTGTACAATAACACTACCGACCCCCTCTGCTAGTATTGGTAGATCTTTAACTGTAAAAACAATAACTGCTCATGGTGCAAATTCTGCTACGAATAATGTTTTACCGATAGGTAATAATACGGCTAACAGTTTGATATTAGCTTCTACGATAGGTAAATGGGCTACGCTTGTCAGTGATGGCACTAATTGGGTTATCATGCAAGCCAATTAAGGTGATATATGATGACAGCTATTGATTGTTACAGAGAGTATTTGGCTCTCAAAAACCATTTTACTAAATCTTCATACGACTATTTCAAGTACAACGGTAAAGTTAATGTCAATGCTTCTTCTTTTGAAGCTCGCAAAGATAAATTGTTTTTTCAAAAATTAGCAAAACATTCTGATGTTAAAAATTTCCTAATAGCAAACCTCTCAGTAAATGAGAAAGCTTGGATCCGCGAGCTCGCGTATAGCGACGATGCAGAAAAGATTTACAAAGAATGGGTCAAGCGTCAGCAGTCTTTGACTTATGTTTTCAAACAAGAGCTGGGCAATATTGATACCAGATTTGATGAAAATTTCATTTGTAGGAACAATGAGCATCCTTATTTACTCAAATTATATCTTGGCAAACAATTAAGTCTTGATACCTTATGTTTACTTTTAGAATTTACTGGTGCGAAAAAACATTGGGATTCTAAAATGAACTACGATTTAGTTTGGGATAAGTACCGAACTAAAGTTGAGAAATACACTCCATTCATTCAATGTGATAAAGAAAAATTGAAAAATATTTTGCTTGACTATTTTGAAGAATAGAGGTATACTAAATAATGTTGAGCGTATACAGCTCAATACGATTATACATTGTCATACAAACATACGGAGAATACATATGGACTTTTCTAAACTCAAGGCAAACTCTGGTAAGAAGTCTTTGGAGCAACTTACCGCCGAACTCACTAAGGTTTCGGGAACTCAGGAAGCTAAGAAGGGCGATGACCGTTTCTGGCAACCTACTGTAGATAAGGCAGGCAATGGCTATGCCGTTATCCGTTTTCTTCCTGCGCCAGCTGGCGAAGATGTACCTTTTGTTCGTGTATTCGATCACGGGTTTCAAGGTCCTTCGGGTCTTTGGTATATCGAAAATTCATTGACCACTATCGGCAAGAATGATCCTGTTTCAGAATATAATTCTAAGCTTTGGAATTCTGGTGTCGAGGCCAATAAGGAAATCGCACGTAAGCAGAAGCGTCGCCTTCATTTCTTCTCAAATATCTACATCGTGACGGATTCTGGCAATCCGGAAAACGAAGGTAAGGTTTTCTTGTATAGTTACGGCAAGAAGATTTTTGATAAGCTCAATGATGCTATGAACCCTCAGTTCCCTGGCGATGAGCCAAACAACCCATTCGATCTTTGGGCTGGTGCTAATTTCAAGCTTAAGATTCGTCAGGTTGAAGGTTACCGCAATTACGATAAGTCTGAATTTGATAAGATGGGTCCGTTGTTCGACGACGATAGCGAACTTGAGGCTATTTGGAAGAAGGAATATTCTCTACAGGAATTCCTCGCTCCCAGTAACTTTAAGAGTTACGATGAACTCAAGGATAGGCTTTCAAAGGTTCTTGATGAGAATACTCCAGCAACTAAGGTTGCTCGTGCCGAAGAGGAAGATCTTCCTTGGTCTCGTTCAGAGCCTGCCCCTAAGTTCAAGGCGGCTGATGCACCAAAACATGTAGCAGACGACGATGAAGAAGACGAATCTTTAGAGTTTTTTAAGAAACTCGCAAATAAGTAAGGAAAGGGAGCTTCGGCTCCCTTTTTTTATGCTGATAGTTGGAGACCGCTCATAGATTCTTTATACATACCACTTCTCATAAGATCGCCAAAGAAAGAGTTATCAGAAATTCTTAAATCGCCAGGACCGTTATACTCATTACCCTTGAATGAATTTTGCCCAGATTGATTGCCAGCTGTCTGTTGGTTTTGCTGCTCATTTCTTTGTTGATTAGCTCTCATAGAAGATTGACGAGCTCTATCTTTTAAAGTTTCTTCTTCTAGTGCGTTTTCTTCTATCTCACCACCAAAAGATCTTCTTTGAGAAGGTACAGGAGTTCTTTCTTCGCCACCGCCGAATAATCCACTCAATCCGCTGATCGCAGCTCCAGCCAAATTACCTAAAGCCATGCCAGCACCAAACCCTACCCCATGATGACCCATACCACCCATACCGCCGCCCAGCATACCACCAATCATTCCAAGCGGCGAAGCACCCATGCCCATTCCGCCACCCATTGGTCCTCCTAATCCTAGTGGGCTACCCATGCCCATTCCGCCACCCATTGGTCCTCCTAATCCTAGTGGGCTACCCATGCCCATCATAGGTTCGCCCATCATCCTACCGCCCCTGGAAGCTACATTACCTTCTTGACCACCTTCATTACCGTGAGATCCTTTTGGTTCTATGTGCCAAGCTTCGTGGGCCATTCTAAAATTTAAACCAAATTTGCTAGCATTTTGATGCGCCCATTCTTTTGCCTTATCGGAACTAAAGGATAAGTCAGCAGCCAAACCTTTATTGTGATTTGATCTACCAGGAGGGGCGACCCATTTTCTAGCAGCTTTTTCGCTGCCGTATTTTCGTACAGCTGCTTCATATAATTCTGCTTGTCTTTCTGGGGTTCTGTAACCAGAATTAATTCTGATAGGATTGCCTGCTTGTTGAGCAGCTTGTAAAAAAGAGCTCAATTTAGAAGCAAAATCAGGTTTCATACCTTCTATATTAGAAGGACCTTTATTATTGAATTTAGTTAATGCAGAAATATCACCACCAGAAACTCTTTGGTTTTGTTGATCTGGTTGTCTAGCTTCTGGTGTAATACCTTGACCCGTAGAAGCTCCAGCGTTCGC